GAGTCTGGATTGCTGAAGTTACGCCATCAACATAGTTAAGTTCTGTTGTTGAAAGTGTTGCACCATCAAGAATGTTAAGTTCTGTAGAAGTTGCTGACATAACAACATCTTCATTTACCTTTGGTGATGTTAAAGTTTTGTTAGTTAGTGTTTGTGTGTTAGTTGTACCAACTACAGCACCAGTTGCACCATGTGCTTCGGTAAGGTTTGCGTGTGTTGTAACATCTGAAGTAAGTGCTACTGTTCCAGTTGCGTCTGGTAGTGTGATTGTGCGATCTGCTGTTGGGTCTGTTACTGCAAGGGTTGTTTCAAAATCATTTGCTGAAGATCCTTCAAACTCAATGCTTGAACCGAATACTCCAACTGCTGCTGGTGCTGACCACTCAACTCCATATGTTGCCCCAGAGTTTGCTGTGAGGACCTGTCCGTTGCTTCCAATTCCGAGACGTGCTACTGCGTCGTCTGCGCTACCTACAATTAAATCACCTTTAGCGTCAACTGTGCCTGCTGTGACTATATTCTTTCCATTAACGGTTGCTGTTGATCCTTCAACAACTAATCCCGCTTTTACTCTAAAATCTTTTGTTACTGTTGCCATTTATTATCTCCTTGGTTAAGCCTTCAAACCAGTACGCATGTAGCGTAAGGTTATAGGGGTTTGTCCTCCCACAGGAACTACAGTTAGTGATACTGTATCTCCTGCCCTAGAGACGCTAATGGTGCCAATATTCCCATCATTGTCTACCGTTCCATACTCACTGACGTTATCATTTGTACCGTCAGGGACTATGGTTAATTCTGTTGTGTAATATTTATTAGCACCACCAGAAGTTTTTTTAATTGAGATCACATACTTAACTGATCTCCATTCTGAGGCAGTAAAATTATCAAAGATTGTACTGTTCTCAATACCAGTAATTGTTACTTCGTTATTACCATCTGAACCAAGATCTGTTGATCTTGCAGATGCGCTGTCAATTAAATCAACATAGTCTGCTTGAGTTGGTCTATCTCCTGTCTGAAACAGGGCCTTTACGTTTGCTATTGATATTTTCGCCATGCCTGAATTATATCATATATTTCAAAGTATATAGTTAGAGAAGCCAATTATCTGCAATGGAATTGCTGGTATGTTGCCAAGGCTGTTAGGTATCTTAATTGCTGTAAATCTTATTCTAAAGGGTAGGAGTGAATTTATACTTATCCCACGATTTGTGTCAACAATTTCTACATTTGGAAAAGAAACAGGTTCAACCACTCTTGTAAAAACAGGAGTATTGCCTTTTATTGTAACGCTTGCCATTAATTTGTAACATCTTCAAGAAGAGTTATTTTGCCTTGGGCAACCGTCCAAACAAGGGTGTTTTGTGGAAGACGTAACTCAATATCAAAAATATCATCTGTTCTTAACTGTGCGGTTTGGGCTGCAGTTAGGTTAATCTTAAACTCTCCGTCTTCATCATCTTGGTCTTGTGCTGGATTAATTGTAAAAATTAGAGTTGCAGTGTCCGTAATTATTTGAGGATCAACTATTGTGGTTGGTCTTTTAAATTCTGCCTCTATTGTCCAATCAGGAATATTTAAAGGCTGCTTTGTATCATCTGTTAGATAGACCATAAAGGATGCTGTATCTCCTTTTACAATAGTCCAATTAACAAATGGTGGTGCTTCACCAATGTCATATGTAGATGCGCCTTGACCTCTATAAGTTGCCATTATGCTAAACCTGCTTTCATTGATCCCCACGTTCCATTGCCTTTTGGTTGTCCAACTACAATTATTCCAGTTGAAGCATTTACTTTTGCAACTACTGCAACTGCTCCTGATCCACCAGCAGGAATTGAATTTGTAAGACCTCCACCATTTGCAACATAAAGTATATTTCCAGCGGTATAAGAAGAAGTATCAACATTTTCAAACACTCCAGATACAATAATAACACCATCTGTAGCAGTTGAAATTGCTGCCTGTGTTATTCCTATCATTGGAAAAGTTGCTAAGTTGTCTGAGTCGCATTTTCCAATTAATGGTTTTGTTGAGTACCCTGAAATATATACAGGAGTTCCCTTTGCAATTGTTGCTCCCGTTGTATTTCTAACTTCAAGTGAAATAAAAGGAAGACCCACGTTTGAAATAACATCTTCAATACGCTCCGCTAATGACTGAATATCCTCATGGACATTTACAGGGTCAGTTAAAACGGGATAAGGAAGATCATAAGTTGTAGTTGCGCCAGTAGCCATAGTACTTATTATTATACCACTTTCCCACATAGAAATTAAAAAGTTATAAAAATGTTACCTAAAGTTTGACTTTTAAGCCAAATTCATGTTATAATTAATACATTCTACTAACAAGTAGCATTTTTAGTCTCTAGGAGGTTTTTATTATGAGAAGAGATAAAAAAGCTTGGATTGGAATCCTGGCATTGGTTGGGGTTGTGGCACCATTTAGCAACTTTGCCAATGCATCAACTACGGAAAACAACTTACTAATTAAACAGGCTGAAAACCCTGCTGCCACCCACAAGGTGGCTTTTGTTGTTTCTAAAGCAAAAATGTTAGAACGTTATGAAAACAAAACAAATCTTACAGATATTGAATTAAAGAAGTTGCTTTCTTTGGTGGGATTTACAGGCAACGACTTAGTGGTAGCCTGGGCTATTGCTAAGAAGGAATCTAATGGTCGTCCCTTAGCATTTAACGGAAACCATAAGACTGGGGACTCCTCATATGGAATGTTCCAAATTAATATGATTGATACACTGGGTCCAGATAGACGAGATAAGTTTGATCTTGACTCTAACGCTGAATTGTTTAATCCCGTCAAAAATGCGGAGATTGCATACTATATGTCCAATGGTGGAAACGACTGGTCTTCTTGGAAGGGTATTACTCCAAAGACCAAAGAATGGATGAAGAAGTTTCCTAGATAATTTTAGGTAATAAAATACCCCCTTGGAGAAATCCTTGGGGGTTTTTATTTGATTTTTAACCTAAAGAATAAATCAAGGAGTTTCCCATAGGTGCTTCTCTAATTGATACTTTTCTTCAAAGTTTAGAACGGGACGGTAATCACAACATTTACAGATTGGCCTATTGTTACTATAGTCTGGCTGTGACCAATACCCCATCTTTGCTCTAAATTTAAAATCAGACTTCCATGAGTTTTCAGCATGTCCTGTTGGAGTAAATGCCCAGTGATCAGGCTCTGCAAATTGCATAAATAGTAGATGCACAAACTTGTCTTCATCTTCTGATGGAAACTCTGGTCTCCAGTGCATACTGTCATTACCACAAAAAACAATACAGTCATTTGGCTGCTCATCATAGAAAACATCATCTACTGCTAATTGCCAGTCAACGTTTTTGTCAACACAAATATCTAGCGAATACTGGCAGGCTGATTGATCATAGTGTTTCCATAGTTGTGGCTTGACACCGTTTTGTTTTTGGTATCTACCCGTATGGAATCCTGCTCTACGAATAGTTTCGGAGCCAAATGTCTTCTTTGCTATTTCTAAAATTTCTGCTTCTGTTTCAGCATCAAAATGTACCTCTTCCAACCATCTACCTGCAACGGTGTGATAAAAGTGTGGTCCATCAGGTCCTAGATTCATTTCTAGTATTTGCTTCTTTATCTTCTCAAATAGTTCTGCTGGAAGGAAGTTCTTAATTGATCTTGTGTCTACAGTTTTCATTCTTGCTCCATTCTTTTTGTTTTTAAAATTTCTTGAATATGTTCTGGCCCTTTTGTAAACCACCAATGATCTGGTTCAACATAATGGAAAAATACTACTCCAATCTTACCAGTATTATTATAAAGGGTTTCTCTCCAATGTTCATACTCTTCACCCATGAACATGATTGCTTCATTTGGCATTGCTGTATATGCTTTGCCATCTATATATAGGGCCCAAGGATCTCCTTGATAAAGAACTAAGTCAAGGGTATATGTGCAAGCATTTGCATCTTTGTGCTTGTGAAGACTAATAGTTTCATCAGAATACTCTGCAAATAATGAATATGATGGAAGCATAGTCTGACTTCCAAAGTATTCTCTTGCTATTGGCAACAGTATTTCACTAAACTCTTTTAATATTGGCTCCGATTGATCTCCCGCTAATTTTCTGCCAAACTCGTCAGTTCCCACAGATTTTAATCCTTCGTGATTTTTAAAATGCATACGAAGTCTATCAAAGTCTCTTGGGTTTAAAACATTTTTAATTAATCCAACTTCTTTATTCACTTATCCTCCTAACAATAACTAGATAACTATCATTATATTCTGTTTTATGAGTATCTGTTAAGTCTATATATTCTACAGCATATTTATTTATTTGTGATTCTAATTTTGACTTCCATTTTTCTACGTCTAAGTCTTTAATATCTTCTATAATATATACCCCTTCATAATTTAGCCATTGGGATACTTCTAAAAATGTGCTATATGTTAATTCAAAG